TGAAAAACAAACTGCTGTCTTGACTAGAGCCGAACGATTACTTTAAACATCTACTTTTAACCAAGATTTAGTTTGATGATCTTTGAAATACTGTCCGACATCTGTTTTTTCTATACCATTATCTTTACAAAATTTATGATACATTCTAGCACCGACCGTATATAAAAATCTCCGTTTTGTCCAAGATAGAGGCATTCGATTGGTTTTCAGTCTATATAAACTAAATTCAATAATCTTATCATAAACCGTTTTATCTCGGAACATGATAATATTGTTATTGTAAGCTTCTACTCCTTTTTCATTGATATAGGTATTTACATAATCCTGATTAGGTTCTAAAGGGGCTATACATTCCATATCAAGGTCTATATATATTCCACCTTCTTTTTTAAGAATTAGATATCTTCCAAAATCTATTTTATAAAAAGGACTAGGAAAAGAATTCCACACCTCTAATAAGTGATTGTACTCGGTTTTTACCAATACATCTAAATCTTCTTCACTCCAGACTTGGACTATAATATTAGGATTTTGTTTTGTAAATTGTAGTACGTTGTGTTCATATAATGGAAATGCTTCAAAATCTCCTAATCCAATATTGATAAAAATGAAATGTGCTATATCCATTAGTTTACACTTTGATAAATTTTTTCTGTTTATAACCTATGTTGGTTTATGAAAAATGTTTAAATCAAATAGTTATCAAAGACAAACCTAGACAAGTTGTTTATAATAAAGAACTTAATGTGTATAAAAGAAAAAGAACCTTTAGCGGTATAGTCCATTTGCATCATTGGTCAATACTTAACGATTATATAGATGTAAATAAACCTCTTCATTGTTTAGAAATAGGTAGCCACGAAGGACAATCTACTATTTATTTTTTAAAACATCTATTGAAACATGAAAAAAGTTCATTATTGTGTTGTGATCCTTGGATTAAATCACATTGGTTAAATCTACACCCTACTAATCTTCGCTATGAAGATCTATTTGATTTTAATATAATGAATAATGACGGTCAAACCCAAATAACTAAATACAGAGGTTTAAATACCGATCTATTTAAAGAAGAATGGTTTTCTGAAACACTATACGATATTATCTATATAGGTGGTGGCCACGCCTATAAGCATGCGCTTGAAAATATTAATAATTGCTTTCCTAAATTAAAATCTGGTGGTATAATCATTTTTGATGACTATGATAAACATTTTGCCGATTATGATATAGATGAGGCTGGAAAATGGTGTGATCCTGTAAAACAGGCTGTAGATGAATTTATCAAAAAAACGAACAATATTAAAATTATACATCAACTATACCAAATCATTATTTTGAAACTATAATTAACTTATAGATAATTGTATTATACACTATAATAATGGTTTGTTTTCAATCTCTGTCCAAAAATAAAGATATTTGGAAAGCTTTAGTCAAAACTGTTCCACCAACAACCTATATAGCAAATACCTTTATGAGTGATCCAAGTAATAAAGAAGCCTATAGAATTGCTATCAAAGCCATTCGATTATCTGGAAAATATCCTAAACACTCTTTAAGGTATAGATTGAAAAAAGAGAGTATTCAGAATGAACTATTAGATAATCATCTCAAAAAAATCTATAAACAATCTCTTATCAGAACTACATTGAAAAACAACATGATTAAAAAGTATTTCAAAGATAGAGAGGACTTGAAACCTAAATGCAACTGCCGTAATGAAGGTTTTGGTTTTTGTTTTCATTGATAGGTATAGGTATTTCCACACGGCTTAGATGGTGTTTTTTGTCCTATATGAGATACATCACTTAAAAATTGATTGGATTGATAGGTCATCACAGGATTAGATACATAACAAGGATAATCTTTTTGTATATGGTTAATATATAAAATATCTATTGCTGTAGGTTTTACAGAATGTAATATTTCTAGAACTTTAATAATATTCTGCCTACCAACAATACCATAAGAAAATCCACACGCTAATTTAAGATGTTCTCTATTTATTCTAATCCAATCCTTCTGTTTATTTTCATCGATCTGATTTTGGGTTTCAGGGTTTTGTTTCCAGAATAACCCGCCTAAGTAGAACATCAAGGCATCATTAGGAATATTCAACTCTTTATCTTTTTGGACATTCTGATGAAATACACAATCATCTTCTAGAATTAATATATTATCTACACCTGCTTCTAAAGCACATTCCAATACTCTTTTATGACTTAAAAAACAACCAATACGACCTATTATACGATCCTCTTTTTTGGCTAATGTTTTAAATCTAGATTTCATTTCATTTTGTTTTGCTGGTGATAGTTTACTTCCATCTACAGCATTAAACCTAATAGATTGATCCAATAAACCTATATTATCTAATTGGTTTTCAATATGTTGTCTTCTTTCCTCTCTTTTGGATAGATTGATATATACAATATGGAAATCTTCTAATTTCATTATATAGTGTATAGTAAAAAAATATTACAATAGTTTAAACATGACAATGGCTTTGTTGAAAAAGAAAATCAAACTTTATAGAACACACATACCAAGATATAAAAGGATTATAAGAATTTTTGACCAATGTAAAAAATAAGTATATAATATATAAATGCCTATTAAACATATCCATTCCGCATTTGATGATAAAATGGATACCGATTTTGGAAATATAGACAGTGATGCTATATTAACTGAAGACAATATTCATCCTGATGTTGGAGGAGGTGCTAATGCTATGACCACCGATACTGAACAAACTATAACAGGTGTGAAAAAATACAATGCTACGCAAGAAATAAATAATAACAATATCATAAAGTTACACGCTTTAGGTAATGTTTCCGCTATTGACCTCAATTATGATTATTTAGCCTTTTTCCACAGATTAACCGATAAAACACTAGCAAATGATATAACAGGTTTATGGAACTATGAAAATGGACTAAATGTAAAAGATAATAGTTCTATAGCTCTATTTAATGCCGATAATAGTGCTTCTATTGATTTTAACCATACTGAACTAAATACTATTGACCTGAGGATTACCGATAATGCTGACAATCTTGAAACTTTAGGTGATGATATAGTCGATATACAAAATAATTATGTAACTACCAATACCCCTCAAACCATTACATCTAACAAAACCATTAGTGGATTACAACAACATACCGACCATCTTCGTATGATGAATAATAAAAGAATAGACCTATTTAATATTGATAACTCAGTTTATTCTTCACTCACGAAAGATAAAATAGACAAAATAGATGATGCTGTTTTGAAAAACCAGAATGCTACATTAACAGGACAATATACCTTTACTAGCCTAAATGGTATCCATTGTAGGAATATTAATATGAATCAATTAGCAGAATTAGTTATGAAAGATGCTAATAATCAAAACCCTGTTTATTTACGATACGCAAAACTACAAGAACTTGAAGCTAGAACCATACCATTACCTAGCAGTTGGACTACTCTTACTATCGCAACAGGCTATCAGGTCAAGACCCAACTAGGAAGGGCTAGTTCGGTAGCCTATAAGGTAGTAGATTATGGAAGTAATGTAAAACAGGTTTTTCTACGAGGGGCTATAGAACCTACTTCAGGTTCGTTCCCGACTACTGGTGTAGTGAATAATATAGTCCAAATGCCTGGTGGTGTTCGTCCTTCACATCTACACGATTTCATATGCCCTTCTGGTGATAATAGAGGTAGTTTTGCCCATCTCCTAATATATGCTGGAGGAAATGTAGCCGTATGGTGTGACAAGACTAATGATGGTAATAATGAAACAACTGTCGACGGAATAGAATACATATCATTAGATGGTGTTAGTTTTTGGACTAATTAAATGACTAATTAAATTATTGAAAATCCAATGTAATATTTTTATCTATAACTTGTACAGGGTTTAAAGGTTTTTCAGTTTTTATAGGTTTGCTTGGTGCATTTTTCTTTTTTTGTAATTGTTTTCGTTTATGATATTCATGTTTATGTTTTTTAATTTTATCTTTATTTTTAATTCTATACATTCTATTATAGATAAGTCTTGTTCTTCTAGGAACATATTTATTAAGAGTAGGTTTTATAATATTATACCAATGCTCCTCTCTATTTAGAAGATCATCTTTAGAACGACACGGGTAATATTCTAGTATTTTAATAGAAAAATTATCCCACCCACCATTTAGAAATATAAAGTTATATACTGGATAGGTTTTGTAGGTTGAATCACCTTTTGATGACCTATATTTATGTACTCGTTGTCTTGTTACAAAATCTTTAGAAGAACCTATATAACAATCTCTAATAGTTTGGTCGTTACAATAAATCATATAAATGACAGATTTACAAAATTCAAAAGTTGCCTCATTCATGTTGAAGTAATCTAGAATGGTTTTCTTAAATGTATTTTACAGTGGATTTATCCTAAGTTGTAAAACTTACAGGGTGTTAATTACGGTAATATTGAACCGTTTTTTAATATCTTTTATGGCTAAATCTATTGTTGGTTTCGACCAGGTGAGATATCTACTCCACCAACCACTAGTACCAACACCTGACCTGCTCCAATTCTCCCTTTTCTTATGTCGTAGCAAATACCTATGCTTTCTCTCTATATCGTTATGTGTAGTATAGTCTTGATAAGGTGTTGACCCAAAATGAACGGGTGGATATTCATTTTCTTTAAATACCACTTTATACTTCTTTCCTTTTCTATTAGATTTGGATAATTCAACTATCATATATTATAAATTTATATAATAAATAATTGTATTTAACAACAATCCATTATTAACTATTAATGTTTATAGAAGAATGGAAGCCTATATTTAATACCAAAGACGAATATTCTATATCCAACAAAGGTAGAATTAAATATAAAGGTGAGTTTATCTATCCAGTTTTGAAAAATAATTATCTTTGTATTAAGTTTAGAAATGTATGGGAACCTATACATGAATTGGTTGCTTTTCATTTTATAGTGAATACTGATCCCCTTGAACATACTATGATTTATCATATTGACCAAAACACATTAAACAATCAAATAACTAATTTAAAATGGGTTCATAAAAGAGAATTTGTAGATGTTCCATCTCACTATATACGTGAAGTCAAACACAAACGAAAAAATAAAACATATATTTATTATAATGTCTATTTTGATGGTGGACTATTAAACAGGTGTAAATGTCTAGATCAGGCTACAAGGTATTTGGAAAAATATGTAGAAGACTATAAAACTTATAAATGTTAGTCATTTTGTAAATTTGTAAATATAAATCGTTGAAATTACAAAATGGATTTTTCACGGTTTCGTGGTTGTTATCATATTATGGTGTGGACTGGTTCAGCCTATTTTTATTTGTAAAGTTGTGATAAGGGGGGTACTTGTTCCCGACCTTCTTTTTTTTTATAAAACATTTGGGTCTGTGAGAATTATTTTTTTTTATATTATAAAACTTTTCTGATTTTGTAGTGTTTGTTATCATTGTAAATACATTGGTAATTATTGATTTCTTCCTTACCATATTAAGGTCTTAACCTTAACCATCTTAAAAAGAATAATATTTTTTCAAAGTCCAAATATGCAAAATACCTAAATAACCCCTGTTTTTTTGTAAATATGAATTGGATTTTGTAGATTTGGAGGGGTGCTACTCACAGCCTCCCGTTTTACTATATAAAGAATAAAGAATAATAATGTATAAGACAATATGGACGATCCAGAACCTATTTTGTTATATGTTTATTTTTGTGAAAAGTGTAGTACAATGATTGAAATATTAGAAACCAAAGGAGCTAAACTATGTGAAAAATGTAAAATTACAAATCCTGAAGACTAGCAGTTAACGAAAAAGTTGTAGTATCATTAGCATACGAACCATTAATATGATCGTAGGTTAAATAGACCTTCCAAGACGATGCTAGAACTTCTAATGTAATTTTAGGTATACCGTGATGACTAGATGTAAAGAAACTGCTACTAGATATATTTATTATTGGTGTTCCTGCTGTGTTACCTGGTGTTCCTACAATTAGATCAAATACTACAGTAAATCCACTGTGACCCCCTTGACTAGATGAACCTACTTGACTAGCCTTGACTTTATATACACCATTTGGTAATACACTAGAATTACTATCATGTTGTCTTGTAAAGGTATCTGTAGATTCTAATAAGACAGATGTACTTGTTTCACTCAATTGTGGAACTAGACTAACATTATTATTGGAATTGAATTTAGCATTAGCATATACAGGAATATCATTTAGGTTGATACCGTTATTAAAATCTCCTCTGCAATTTATAGTAAATATATTGGGGGTATTGGGGTCTTCTGTAAAAGTAATAGGGTCAGGATTGGTGATAGGATGCTGGTTGGCTTCTATTACTATAGGATTGAGTATGTTTCGTGTTAAACCAGTAGATGACAAACCACCATTAATTAAGGCATATTTGAAGACATCGGCTACGGGTAGACTGGTCACATAACCTTGTGTGGCTAACTTCGTTCCATCTATATAGGCGTGGTATTGACTATCATTTGAATCATATTCTACAGCAAATCTTGTGGTTAAAGCACTTGAACCAGCAGTAGGAGGTTCTAGAAATTTAAATCCTTGTTGAAATTTTCCTACAAATTCTAATACATTACTAGCAACTCTAAATCGAACGGATTTATCAGGTGTTAAATTTAGATTGGTATTAGCCTTTAATGATAATTCTTGGTCTAAAGCTAATAGATTGTTTTGATAGTCAAAATGGAAGACAGGGACTTGATTAGATAAATCATCATATTCAAAATGTATATCATTATTCGTAGGGTCATATTCAAACTTGTATTTATTGGCTAATCGTATAATATTATCTTGGAAGTGTTTTGTTCCTGTTATATTTTGGTTGGTAGATATTTTAACAGCATTATTTAGATTGTTGAGTGGTATTTGTTGGTTTCCTATATTATCTAGGTTTTTATTTAATTTAGGTTCTAGATAACTGTTAAGTGTCCCTAATGTAATTATATTAGATACTTTATGATATATGGGCATTATAATTATTCATTATCTTTTTTTCATTTTCTAATGTATCAAAATGAAGATGATTATGCACGATATCATACATATCTAGTCCTTTATTTCTAAGCCTAATGTATTCCATACAAAAATAACCACAGGTAGAAGTTGTTAAATGTTGTTGTTGGTGGCTAGGATATTGTATCATTCCTTTTTTAATTCTATAGGTATCTCTTATCCAGTTCTGAATAATTTGAGATGGTACAACACCAAATGAATCATAGAATTCGTTTTTACCATATATAGCAACCCAATGACTACCTTGTTGGTCATCATCGTGGTAGTTTACTATAAGTGAATTGTTTTTTTGTTTGGTATTGACGGTTTCCCTTTTAGGTAGATTGTTGTGGCTATATACACCTAAAAAGTTTGGTTCATTTTTCATAAAATCTAAAATATCAAAATTACTGAGAGGTTCAACATGATTAGATGGATTATTTCCTTTACCTTCTACTTTTTTTGCGTTTTTTTTTTTGGCTTGGAAAGATTTTCCATAATCACATCTACAGATTTTTCTAATACTAGTGGTAGCACGGTTTCGGCTAATGCTAATAACACAGGATTAGCCCCTACTTGTTCTTTAGTCATTTTTAGAATCATACCCTTATCTTTTTTCTGGTTGCTTTTCCATTTTTTAAATTGATCCATGTTAAGATGTAAGTAGTCTTTTCCTCCTTTGAGTTGGTAGGGTTTCAATCGTATAGAATTACCTTTCTCCAATTGTTTTTTTTGAATTTTAGTCAAATCAGTCATAACAATCTCATTAAACATACCTTATATAGTTGTATGGGATAAAAAAAATTAAAATATTGTTTTTTCTAGTTTTAATTTACAGTGATTTATCATAAATTTTCTAATTTACAGTGATTTATCATAAATTTTCTAATTTACAAGTTTGACACGTTCAGCACTTACAGGGTTGAGATCTACATGGGCTTCACTTTCTACAACAGCGACCATATGATATTGAGTAGCAGGTGAAGATCTCAATTTGAACCGAACCACAATATCAGCCGTGGATCCTACACTAAATACCGACTCTGGAATATTTTCACAATCAATAGAGTAAATAGGATAAGTGGTTTCCCATTTTTCATAAGGCACACTATTACCTGTAGTTAAATCAAAGTTGTTTTTAGCGGTAAACTCAAGGTATTCACGAACATAGTCATTGGTATCAAAATCAGGGGCGAACTGCTCATCAGGATACTGTTTACTATTAATTTTTACATTAATGTATTCAAGATCAAGGTTATCAAAGACCTGACTAATGGTTTTCTGGTCTGCTCCATTCTGTCTGGCTACAAGTTGGAAGCCTATATGAATACGAGTAGGTTTTTCAGCAAGAGTAGCAAGACGGTAATTCTGTGCGGAAGTGTTAGCAGTAAACGGGGTAGAAAGTATAGACTCACATCTATTCCAATCAATGGGAATGGTCATACCCTGAGCAAATTTGGTATCCAATTCTACACCTTTAGCAAGGGTAGGCACGAGAGCAGGGACAAACAAACTAAGGTCATCGATAAGCAATTTGTAATCATTAGCACTACCTGCTGTTCCGGTACGGCAAAGACTATTAACATCATTATTTTTCCAAAAGTGAATGCTACTACGAATACCTTTAACAGGGTGGCGAAAATCATTTAATAGAGGGAAAAGCATTCTCAATGGGATCATAAAGCAGTTGGTTTTTTGTACAGCAGTAGAAGCTAAGGTAACATCTTGACGGGCTTTGAAACCATCATTATAATCGGATTGTCTAGCAGTAAAGCCCTCACCAGCAGTAGTAGTAAATTCAGTACCATTTACTACAGCACCATTATCAGGATACCAGAGAATAGACCCACCGTTTGATTCTTTCCAATCTAATGAGATATTAGGAAGACTTTTAATAAGTGAAGTAAGTCCTACATATTCCATCTGATCTACTTTAGTATCTCCTAATCGTAGTTCAGCACGTTCAAATACATTACAGATGTTATTTTCAATAGCAACGGTATCGGTTCCTGCTACAGGGAAAGTGCCGTCTTGTTTTTCAACATGAACTTTGACTTTCAAGTAGCCTTGATGAAGGGCTACCCAACTATCATTATCTCTAATAGTAATTTTGTAGTTTGTATCACTAGAAGTTACGGCTTGGTCTGCCTGATATTCTACATATTTGTATTCATCAAGCGAATTGTCCATTATAGGAGGGGAGAAAAGTCCATCGTAGTATTGACTGATTGAAATACTCATTTTTATAATATAGGTAATTAAAAAAAAATAAAAAATATTTAAACGGTTTTAATACCCTTTCCTCTCTGTTTTCGTTTTTTTGGGTGATGTTTCATCATACCAGCACCTATAGTATCAGATAAACGACTTTCTTGTGGATTAGCAAATTCTTCTACTATTCGTTTTTCGGCTTTGTCTACAACTTCTTTGAATTGTTTAGGTGCGGTTTGCTTAAGGTTTTGGTATGATTCCTTAAGATCCTGTTTCGTTTTCTGTCCTACCTCTTGAAGAGATTGACCAGCCAATAGATTAGATGTTATTTCTTTTACTTTTTTACCTCCTTCTTCTATTACTTCATCTGCTTTGGATCTTAGAAATTTAGCACCTTCTTGTTTTAGAATGGTTAACACCTTTTGACCTGCACGAGCCAAGTTTTCCTTTGTAGCATATTTACGAGCAACAGCCAAGCCTTCATAGATGAGGTCTTGTAGAATACCATCACCAGTTTGGGGTGAATGGGCTCTAATTACACAACCACAATGACCCCTACCTTTAATTTTCTGTGTTGACACATACGAATTATAATATCTCATTTAATACATTAGAACAGGAAAAAAGATTATTAGGGGGGTTTATTTATTATAAAATTCTAACATTTTACTAGCCATATGAAACTCTGGAGAAATAGGTTTTAAATCCAATAGAATACTTACGGTTTCATTATTCAAATCTATTTTCCTATTATGGTTATCTTCAATAGACACCCTTACGTTTCGTACATGGTCTCCACCGTGTAGATTTGTTTTTACATATATAGGCATAGCAGGTGTAATATTAACTAAGCTGTTTGGTTCGGCACTTAAACTACAGGTATAGATTACATCAGAGTTTTTACCGTTTTCATAACTGCTATTGGTCAAAGAGGTATTAATAGAAATAGAAGATACCCCATTAGTAATGTCAGCGTGATGAGAACCTACAAAAGCACCATTAGAATTTAATACCTGATTTTTATCAAATCCAAAGATAATATGTAAATCTGTTCCTACAAAGGTTACCGTATAATTATTAGCCAAAGTAATAGTTGCTTTACCTGTAATATCACTAGTCGTTATAACAAGATTGGTTGGTTGATCATTATATTCATTTATACCAGATTCTATAGTACTAATAAGTTGCGTGAAGGTATAAATACCATTAGGTATGGTTATGGTTCTGTTTAATAAACCGTTATTGTAAAAAAATTTATTGTTATTTAGATTATCACTTATATTATGATAGTTATAATAAAGACTTGCATTAATCAAGGCTACCTCATAATCTATAGTATAATCATAATCTAATCTTAAATTATGGAAGGTTGTAGAAAAGTCGTGGGATTTTTCCCTCTGATTACTTGTTAGACGAATAAGAACCATTTTAATATATATAGTTATTATTTTATAAAATTTTTCATTTCTTTATTTAAATCCTTATGGACTTTTTTAGTGATAAGTTTGCGTTTCAACATCTCATCAGACATATCTATTATATTATCTCTTAACTCCTTAGATTTATTACCTGATTTGAGAGAACCTACAAGTATAATGAATTTATTTTTTAATTGCTCATTTGTTTGTAATAGGTCAGTAATGGTTTCATCGGCTTTTTCAATCTTCATAATCTTTGCTCGTTTGTTACCTAATCGTTTAATAATCTCTCTTTTGGTTTTAGCACCTATAGCAGGTTTAGGTTTTTTGATTTGTGTTTTCACACCAGCACCTACTCGTTTTGATACTTTAAGTTTTTTCCTCTTTTGACGTTGATCAAGTTTTAGAGGAGTAATAAGAGGTGGTATAAAATCAGGTGTTCCTTTAAATTTATCTCCAATTCTATAGTATCGTTTCATTTCACTAATGGCTTTGGTGGGTCTGCCTACATTTCTACTAGAATTATGTATTTTGATAAAGTTTCTGGCTATTTCTGCACCTTCGGCTTTACTGGTTGATTTGTGTAGTTTTGTAAATTCATCATACTTTTTTGATTCATGTAGTTTCATTAACTCCTGAACGGTTTTGAAATTCTTACGTGGTAAAACAAAATGTGATTTTTCAATAGGGTTGGTTCTGCTCCTTTTATGTTTGAAGAATACTACATCTTTTTTACTTGGATAATATACTAGATTACCATATTCACGACCACTACTAGTGGATAGAATTTCATCTTTTAATTCTTTACGGTATTGGTTTTCTCTCCTTATGTTGGCTTGGGCAGGTGTTTCTTTACTTGTAGGTTTTACATCTTCTTTTTCTTCTTCTTTTTCTTCTTGAACAGGTATAGGTTGAATTCTACGAGGTTCTTCTTCTTTTTCTTCTTCTTGTTGTGTTTCTTGAATATTATCTACCCAAGATTTTGGTTGTTGTCTGATTTCTTTAATTCTTCTTGGTGGTTCTTCTTCTTTTTCTTCTTCTTCAACAGGTGGTAATTGAATAAGGTTTTGTTTTACATTTTCTACAGTTAGTTGAACTTGATCCCTTTCTTGTTTATCCCGAGTATGTTTTTCTTGTGTTAATTTATCTATATCTGCTAATTCTTCATCTATTTTTTCTAAAAAGAGGTCTACATTTACATCATCTTTGTTATCTAAATTTTGTAAGTGTAGTTCTTCTAAAGCCTGTCGGTCATTATGGTTATTACCTCCTACATTAGGTTCAGGGTCTTCTACAGACAATAAGGCATCTTCTACTTGAGCAAATTTCACTCTTTTAGAACCTGTTTCATTTTCTAGATTATCTACTTCTGTCATTACATTTACTACCACATCACTAGATGCAGTACTGTTTTCTCTTTGTTGTTTTAGAGTGGCTTTTTGTGCTTCTTCTAATGCATCATCTATTTCTTTTAATCTCATTTTCTGTGCTTGATTCACCCTCTGTTTGGTTTCTTCTAGTTTCATCATTTGATTTTCTTTTCTTTCATTAATTTTAGTTTTTAACTGTTCGGCTACTGTTTTCTTGACTTTAATCCTTTTCATATCAAACATGGCTTTGGCTTGGGCTTTTGCTTTTTCCAAATTAATAGAATCCACAATTTCTTGTCCTTTCTTTTTTAGGTCATCTTCAAGCATTTGTGTACGTTTTTCCAATAGAATTTGATTCACATCTACCGTTCCTTCATTTCGTTCTTTAAATGAAACCGTTTCAACATTTCCTTTTGTTTTGATTTCGGGTTTTGCTTTAGGTGCTAAAGGTGGTTTTACTACACCTTCTTTATTACCTATTACGATGGCTTCTTGTAATAGTTTTAATCGTTTCTGTAAAGCACTGCCTTGCTCAGATATAATGGTTTGTTGTGTATTTAAGTTTTTGGTAATGGCTTCTCTTTTGACTAACAAATTCATTCTAGATTGTAAAGTGTTTGAATTACGACCGTAAGCGACTCTGAGATTCATTTAATATATTAATAAAATATATAATTAATTATGCCTAAAAAATCTCAAAAAGAAAATGTAGATTTAACGATAACTAATTTTGACCACGATGATGAACAATGTAAATATATTAACAAAAGTAAATTTCTACCACAACAATGTTTTAGATGGTTGATTGTAGGAGCATCAGGTAGTGGTAAAACGGTATTGGCTTTGAATGCTATTAGTAAAATGTTAGTATTTGATAAGTTGTTTATTATTGCTAAACACCCAGAACAAGGTAAATTGAAAAAACTAGTAGATGCGATTAATGAGGCTGGAAGATCTCAAGACCTGTTTCTTGGTGAAACTGTAGATGATATACCCGAGTTTGAAACCTTCCAAAAAAACAAACAAAATTTAATATTGTTAGATGATTTGGTTTTAGAAGATCAGACCAGAATTGCTGACCTTATGGTAAGAGGTAGGCATCGTAGTATTTCCATTATTTATTTGACACAATCCTATTATAGAGTACCAAGGATCATTAGATTACAATGTACTGACTATTCTTTGTTTGAAATGAACAAAAAAGAACAAAATTTAGTTTATCAAGATATTGGATCTGCTTGCCAATCCCTAAATCTGTTTAAATCTTATATGTTGAATGCTACCACTACCGATTATTCTTTCCTTCAAGTGGATATTAGAACACGTTGTAAAGAAATGAAGTTCAGACATGGCTTCAATAAAAATATAATCACAGGTGTTATAATGAAATAATTAGGAGTTTTGGTTTTCTATAAAGTTAATATGTTTTTTAGATTTACAATGTCTTGATTTATTACCGATTGTTAGCGTTTTACCACATATACAAGTATAAGGTTGTTTTTGTTTAATTAAAAGATGTTCTTTATTCTGGTTATAGTAATGTTTTTTTTGAGCTAGAATTTTTTCTCTATTATGAACACGATATTGTTTTTGTTCATCTTTTTTATCAATACGATATTCTTTAACGGTTCTACCTGCTATCATAGCATTTAGACTACAATTTAACAAACGGATAAAATACCCCTCTCTTCTATGTAGTTCTTCTTTACAATTACAAGGGTATTGTTCAATAACCTGCATATTAAAGTTATTCCAACCACCATTATTATTTATAAACCTATATAATTTGTAATATTTTTTGTATTTACTATTATCACAATTCCATTTGTGATCATACCTACGTTTAACAAAATCAGTTGTAGAACCAACATAACAATCTGTAATAGAAGGATCTTTACAACAAATCTTATATATACATGCTTTTTGATATTTATTATTTTCCATTAGTTTAGTGTATTATACATTACTAAGTCTAAATTGTGTTTAAATAATATTGTGTTATACATATATGACCACCGTAAATTATTATAATAGAAACAAAAGCCATAGATTACAATATCAAAGGGTATATAGACTACTTCAGAAACTCGGTCATATACCTATTCATACGAATAAAAAAACAAAACAAACAGATGCTGTTGATCCTGTTTTTAAAAAGGTTGAAAAACAAATTACTTTATCTTTTGATTAATTATGAACGATACTTATTATGATAATTTTACTTTTGGAACTAATCAAAATATGTATACTCCATCTCCTATTATTATACAAGATACTAATAATCTTATTAGCAGTATATCACTTGCTGTCTGCTCCATTCTATTATCTGTTACGGGTGTTATTGTAGCCCTTCAGAAATCAAGATGTGTTAATGTAAAATGTGGTAAATTGAAAATACAGAGAGAGGTTGTAGATGTTTAAATATAGGTTTCCAGTTTTTTATTATAAATTTTAACAAAATCATATTTTTTAGATTTTTTACCATTAGCTCTACTTACCCAATTCACTACAATATTTTGAGTAATAGGAAAAGAACAGATTTGCTTATCTCGGATTATTCTATTCAAAACTTCAACGAATTGAGGGATGTTATCTACCTCTACTTCAGTATCTTTAACGATAAATGTATATGTCATTATGTAATATACACACCAAATTCTTAAGTTGTTTAGGTGTTAATCTATTATCAAGTTGTTTTGTTTTTCAATTAAACTGTATCCATACAGAGCATTATTATAGGATTTACCATTTATCATTTTTCGTTTTGAAATAAACTTATTTTGTAGTTGTGGATCTTCTTTGATCCGTTTGGTTAATGCTCTGGTGGTCATCTCTTTTCGTTCTCGTTTGGTCAATAGATTATAGAATTCCTGATTGTTTTTAATAGAATTTGCTAAATCGGTTATAGATACCACACCACCAACTTTTTCTACACAAAACGATTCAATAACTTGCAATAATTGATTTTGTTGTGTAATATAGTTTAATGATCGTTGTTTAATAGAATCGGCTATAAAGACCTCGTCTAAATTATAGAAGGTTTTGCGGTTATCGACCATATACTTAAAAAGGTAGTAGAATAAACCAGAACTATGCTTTTCTCTCCATTCCTCTGTTAGATATTCTAGGTTTGCTGTTTTGTAGGTAATAATATCATCATCATTTCCAACATGGTGTTTGAGTTCATCTTTAGGTTTGAAACAGGTTTTAAATAAAACATCTACTAATCGTCTGGTCATAGAGTAATCGGTAATACCGTCTAATTCTAGTCTTTTATTACATTCTACTATTTTGATACCAGCCATAACGGTTTCCGTATTAGAGGAGTATAAACCTCTAGCATTAATACATCGATCACCAGTTAGACTTTTAACTGTAGCGAATAGAATTTTATCATTTTCATTTGGTTCAGCCATAAGAGAAAATCGTTTACGATGATGATTAGCCACAGTAGGATTAGCATTACCACATATCGGATTGGTTAGTGTAGATGTTGACCCACGATAAGCATATTTATTATGAACCATCATTACACAACTATGTAGGAAGGATTTACCATTCGAACCACACCCATTAGCCACTACAAACTTAGGTAGAACTTTACCAGAAAATGAATTACAAAGGATTTCAATATAAGTTTGTCTGACTTGTTGATTGGTTAGAATATCTTTAAAAATAGTATCCCACATTTCAATACTGTTCAAAATATCATCTGTAAAGTTTAGACAGCCTTCTTTATCTAATGATAGATGATTTAGGTATGAGGCTTCAATTGTTGCATAATCGGTTCGTTGTCTTTTTCTAAACGTAAGTGTTCTTAAATCTAATGTAATGTTTTTAAAATGATAGAGGTAGTCAATATTATCAAATTCAATATTTTGTTTGTAGGTTTTATAAAGTTTATTCAGAACCAGATCACCAATATTTTTAAGTTCTACATATTTACTAGATATTAATAAAAGGTCTTCATTATCTTCATCTACTTCTATATCTTGTTCAACGGTTTTTGTAATTAAACTATGAAAGTATCGTCTGCTTGAACCATCTTCTAACCATTTATCATTATGATAGACGAATAAAGAATCTTTACCGTTTACAGTATTCACCACAACTTTATCTTTTATAGATTGGTAAATGGTTTCAATTAAATCATGTTTCACAGACTTTTTTAGTTTTTTAAGTATATCTGTAATATAGGTAAAGGGTTGTGGAACTGCTTTTTTCCAACATTCTAATACACCACCATAATTATTTTTGTTTGTTTTTTTAGATATTTCATCTGCTATATCAAAGTAGTCATCACCAAGACTTTTAATAGAACTTATCATTTTTACCCAACTGGTATAGTTGCTAATGATATCAACAGGAATAGATTGTATAGACTGAACTTTAAAGGTATTCAGTTTTATGACAGGTAGTTTAGAAAGAGAAGGTATACCATTATCAGGATTAGATATGATAGAGTTTCTCTTTTCAAAAGCCCAAGATCCAGAAGCTAGAATTTCTATATGTTTAAAAGGTGTGTGTATATGTCTTGATTTAGATTGTAGAAGTTCATATAATTCTCCATCTGGTTTAAAATAAATATGCAATCCTTTTTTTTTAGTAGTGGAAGGCTTCCAAGGATAATGTTGTTTCATGTTGTCTAACCATTTAGATGCTTTAGGATTAGGTTGGTAATCGTCTGTATAATCTACATCGATGACAGCAAGTTTATCAGTTAGATGAATAGCAATATGATCACTTTCTACTTCTTGTCTAAGTTTAAATGTATTTTCAGGAATAGTTTTAGTATCATTACATTTAGCGGTTTGGTTTCTAATAAATTCTTTTTTAACTATACCGTTTGTCTTGGTTTCCTTCAAAAAAACTGGTTGATATTTGTATGTTGTTTTTGAAATAAATTCCTCAATATTCATTAGATTGTATTATACAACTATGTTTAAATAAATATAATTTGGTTTTGTAGATATTAAAGGGTTATTTGTAAATATAAAAAAAAACTTGCAAATTAGAAATGTATGATATTAACTTAGTCTGTGTTCATTATTGATATGTTCTTTATAAAGATCCCATTCTTGATTACTAGCTTGTATAGATTTATTTTCCATAATAGATATATGTGTTTTACTTTTTTTGTGAGTAGATAAAGAACAATATGATAATACTTTTCCACAATCACATTGAACTTTAATTTTTCTTCTTTCTGATATTCTATCTTTATGTCTATAATAAGATTTTATAGTGGCTTCATTTCTTCTTTGTCTATATTTCTCATAATAATTGTCAGTCATCTTTTTGTTTTGGAATAATTACAATGTATACAGAGATCAGACTTAAATCAAATTTATTTATTTTCATTTTTATTTTCTACAGATAGTAATGTTATTTTGTGTTTCATACTTTTTAGATGTCTGTATTTAGATGATAGTTTAATAGTTAATCCACATGAACAAATTATTTCTTTTTTTCCTTTTTCACTTATTTTATTTTTGTTTGAATTATAATATTTTTGATTTGTTTTATTTTTGATAAGTCTAAAATGTTCTGCAGGTTTTGGTAATATAGTATTTAGTTTAGGTTCCCAAAGATTAATATAAAAGTCTTCTCTAGATTGTAATTGTTTTTTATTTTTACACGAAAATTTTTCAATAATAACCATGTTAAAGTTGTTCCACCCAAAATTAGACCTAATGAACCTATATAATTTAGTATTTATTTTAAAAACACTATTTTTATGACTTGATTCTCTAGTTAAAAAACAACGAGTAGAGCCTATATAAGTATCAGTAATTTTATTATCTTTACAATTTATTTCATATATAACAGCATTAGAATAGTCAGTCATCATTTTACTTGAATAATTAATGTTATAATTACAGTTGTCAGTCATCTTTTTGTTTTGGAATAATTACAATGTATACAGAGATCAGACTTAAATCAAATTTATTTATTTTCATGTTTATTTTCCATAATAGATATATGTTTTTTACTTTTTCGGTGATTACCTAAACAGCCATATTTAACTTCTTTACCACATTCACATTTTACTTTTACTTTTCTTTTTTCCAAAATCTTATCTTTATTTTTATAATAATATTCCAGAGTCTTTTCATTTTTATCTTTCCTCCATTTATCAATAAAATCGTCTCCAAAATCACTAGGATTAGCCCAATATTTTTTAGCAAGGTATTCTCTTTCTTTTTGTTTATTAATTGTTCTGGTCATATAGTAATGTAGTGTATTATACAATAATATATGGTATTGTCTTTAGGTGGTTTCATCAAACAATTTCATCAAACAATTTCATCAAACAACATTAGTAGTATTGAACGAGTATTTGTAGGAGTGTCCTTCATTATCTAATACTGGTTTCATCAAACAATTTCATCAAACACTAT